TCAAAATCGATACTGTACTCCACCGGCATTCGTTTCCCTGTCATGATAATACCAAAACTGATTAATATCCAGTTTTTCAGCTATGCCATGGCTGCCATAACCGATCCCGATGGCTCCCTTCTTCGTCCGGTCAATCGGAGGTACTGTAATATTCACGCCCACGGAGCTGGTCTGATCCATAACGACTTTGCCAGTTTGAAATTTCTGGGTTTCACCCTGCAATAAATCGAATTTATAATCTTGGCCGTTCACCTTTACATTGACAGCCGGTTTTTGAATGTCAGCCTGAACATCTGTCCCTTCCTGCCGGGTAATTTCCTGCTTCGTCTTTGGGTCTATATATTTTATAGTTTCCTTCGGCACATAGACAACCTGGGTTTGCGTTTTTGTTTCCCCCTGCACAATAACAGGCGGCTGATTCTGTGCCTGATTCAACGTATCCTGAGTACCGGCCAGCTTGGCTTGCAATGTTGCCAATTCGGCCTGCAGCGGCGAAATCCGCCATTTGTTTGCACCCCACACTCCGGTACCAATGCCTAAAATAAAGACGACTGTCAAAATGACAGCCGTCTTTTTCACCGTAGTCATTATATCACCCCAAACAGTTTAAGATCATTAAAGATAAGACCACCGCTGCCTGTTAAGCGATGGTCTCAAAATTTATCCGTAATATTCATTTCCGTCGAAAGTTTGGCCATTAATGTTTAGAGAGTCCGTATATTGCCACATCCTGGAACGCGAGAAATCATTACTGCTTCCCCACTGAGCATTCCAATACGGCACATAATCGGCTAATTGGGAAGTGTCAATGATTCCGGTCAGCCATACATAGGAAGCGTAAATCCCAACATACTGATATCCTGCTTCGTTCAGAGCGCAAATAAAAGCGGAACACATATCGGTGATAGTTTGATTGTCCGGCATCCCGTTCCGTTCCTTATATCCGTCCGCATCCTCCAGGTCATACCATATGCCGAATTCCGGATTGACACCATATTCTTGTAAAATATCCTGTACATACCGGGCTTCTGTCTTGGCTTCCTCAACATTCAAAGCATAACTATAATAGTACACGCCGATCTTTAGGCCGGCCGATAACGCTCCATTCACGTTGTCGGTAAATTTTTCGTCAAGATGACGGAGGCCATAACCAAGCCGGATTATAGCAAATTCACAGCCGACGTCCACTACCGATTGCCAATCTACTTCGCCATTATGGTAGCTTACATCAATTCCTCTCATTCTATTCCCCCCTTTATTTATCATATGGGTTTTCGCCAGGCTTGCTTAGGCCAGCAACCAGCAGTAGCAAAAATTCCGTCAATCCGGTGTGGAGTCATTCTTTTACTGCAAACAAACGATTAACTGCCACTTTCAATCGTATCCAGTTTAGTTTGATATTCTGATTTTAGTGCCGTGTAATTCGCTTGCGCCGATGCTGCCGTAGCCGAATCACCCGCTATTAGCGCGTCGAATAGGCCAGAGACAACGCAATAAATTGAGGCTGGTATTCGATATTTACATTTGGTGCCTCCTAATATTTCATGGTTGCATAGTAGGCAATATTTTTGCCGCGAGTTTCTGGACCACCTGTGGCACCAGTATTATAGGTACCAGGATTAACTTCACTTCCAGGCCAGCCATAACTGGTAGAGCTATACCGTTGCAACCATACTGTCCCTGTTGTAAAACCACCGGAATGTAAATGACTTTCAATGCTACTATGTTCTGCGCTACCCAATAAACGCCCCGTGACCATTAATGTAACCCCGGTTACTGTTGCGGTAACATTCGCTGATATTGTAATGCTTGTACTGCTTACGATGCTAGAAACGGTCGCTCCTGTCGGGATTCCTGAGCCGCTAATTGGCATACCTACAGCCAACACAGCTGTTGTCATGCCGCCGGGGATTGATATATTGGCAATAGCATTACTACCAGATGTTGTATTCCCGGTAATATTGGTCTGGTCAAATCCCCGGTTATCATCAAGCACTCGAATATCCTCACCACGAAGGTCAGGAAGCCGAAAGGTTGTTGAACCATCGCCTACGGAAAAAAGTCCCCAAAGACCGCCTGACCATTTTGCTTCTGTCGTAGCTAACCCGTTAGTATTAGCAAAATTCCAAAGTCGCGGATAATCAGAACGATTTACAAGTTGGCCTATCAATTTTACACGTCCCGGCCTAACAATCATAGAAGGCGGTGCAATATCTCCAGGTAAGACACCATCCCGAATATCATCAACAATCCATTTTACTGTTCCGTCTGTCAAGTAAGTTCCAACTCCTGTCCACGTCGGCTCTGTCATCGCCGACGTTCCAGCGGTAATACATTCCATACGGGCATAATTTGGCGCATTGGCAGAATAGCAAATATCGCCAACTTCATAAGCCTTGCCTACTTGCCAACTATTTAGGCCCTTATGGCTATCAACATAATCAATTGATGCCTTCTTCGTATCCAGCTCATTAATCGCCGACTGCACATCCGTGGCTGTAATATTTCCAGCCGGCGTGTTCTGGATCATGCCGGCCACAAGTCCAGACACATAATCAAAAAATTGGCCTAAGGCCGTTTTAAACGTCCCGGCAGTCGGATTGCCAACTAAATCATCTTTTCTAGGCAAAGTCGGATTCGCCATAATAATCACTCCCTAATTTTTTTGAAAAACCTTCCGCTAAAGATTTTTTCAGGGCTTTGATGCCAGCAGCGGGCCATTGCCAAAAACCTTAATACCCCGCCTGCCAAAGCAAAAATGGTCAATATTTTTACGACTTTATCCAAGTCTAAGTCCACTGCCTCACCCTCCCGCTCATAAAAAAATAGACGCTGATGCGCCCCTAATTGGCTGTTGTCGTCGAAGCCGTACTGCCATGCCTCGGACAATTGGTATTCGTACACTGGCCCGTTGAAGTATCGTTTTTGTTTCCACAGACAAAACAATAAATATCCATTAACCAATCGCCTCCAGCTCAGTTTGATAGACAGCCCTCAGGTTAGTATAATCCGCCTGCCTTGCATTGGCCGCCGCAGTATCGCCAGCAGTCACTGCCGTTAGATAAGCTTGGGTTATTTGTTCAAACTGCGGTTTATATTTAGCATCAAGAACAACAATTTTTTGCTCTGCGGTCTGAACTGGTGGCCATACTAAAGCAGCCAGAAAAGCACCATTTGAGATTGAATATTTACCTTGATTACTAATTGCATCTTGCCATTGACCCTCTGTAATTTCGATTGACGTTGATGGAATAGTTTCGCTTACTCCTTCAATATAAAAACCCATAGTTCCATCGGTATTAGTATTTACATAATATTTCATAAAAGAACCTCCTTATTTTCCTACAGCATACCAGTAGACGCTTCCGCAGTTTGCATATAGATATGCTGTAGTTGTTGACACGCTGTGCACTTTAGTCGAATACATATTATCCGTTCCGTTTGAAGGTGTGTTTTGAGTAGCCACAAATGAATAACATGCAGACGAAAAAGCAAGCGGGAAAGTAATATAAAAAATTGGGCCGCCACCAGAGGCAACACCCCACTGTTCAGTAAAGCTATCTGACCACTTACGGTAGCCAGTTGTGCCAAGAGATTCGGCAACAATATATGGAGTAGACGAGGTCAACACTTGTGTCCATCCAGTCCAACCCAAACTACCATTATTGTCGTACCATCTACTTATATAACGGTTCATACTAAAATAATCTATTGCTTCTACTGTTGTCCAGCGGGTATTATCATGAGTTATAACAACAAAATACCACCAACTCGTAGTTGGTGCATTCGTAACATTTTGTCCTTTGTAGAATCCGCACCCTGAATAACGCAAAATATCCAAATTCTGACCAGAAATGTCTTTTGCAGTAGTTCCTAAACCGTATCCAGCAGGGGCACCCGTTGCAGTAGTTAATATATTGGCACCATTTAGAGTTGCTGCTGCTGAACCGCTCTCCCCTTGGACCACGAATACTGAGTTTCCACTAGAGTCATTCACCAAAAAATCTGTAGCAGCACTCGAAGCAGGTTGTACCCACGGAGTCGTACCCTGTGGCCCGCTGCCAATTTTTGCTCCCCCTGTACTGACAATAGATAAACCATTAGGAATTGTTAATGTTCCGGTCATGGTGCCACCATTAATGTTTACTTTTTTCGAGTCCAACTCATTAATTGCCGACTGCATATCCGTGGCTGTAATATTTCCGGCCGGTGTGTTCGGGATCATGCCGGCCACACTCCCGGACACATAATCAAAAAATTGGCCTAAGGCCGTTTTAAACGTCCCGGCAGTCGGATTGCCAACTAAATCATCTTTTCTAGGCAAAGTCGGATTCGCCATAATAATCACTCCCTAATTTTTTTGAAAGCTTTATCGCTACCGGAATACATACTTTCCCACCCCGCTGGAATGAAACCTATACTTGTGTCTGTTTTAAATGCGTAAAACATTATTATGTTCTTTTCCTTTTAATGGCCAATTGCAAACCAGAAGATTGCATTTTGGTCTCCTGCCGGACCCGCTGTATCATATATCGTAAATGAGGTCTTGGTCCATCCAGCAATAATGACCGTTCCAGTTGATGCGACATTGTCCGTTCTTTGTGTCATGATAGATAACGTCTCATTCGGAAAAGCTATTGGGAATGAAGCCGTAACATTGTTTTGCGACTGATAGGCTCCAATCATCCCCCATTGAAGTATTAACCCGCTCGGCAGCTTTTGAAAGCCGTTGCCAGCTAAGGATGCGCCAAATAAAGCAGAATATGGTAATTCGGACGAACCAGCAACAACTTGCCACCCATAGGAAGTATTACAGCACAGTTTTAGTGAATCTCCCCCCTGTACAAGCATAGAAGTTACATAGGTTCCTTGTCCGCAAACTATGGAATCTGTGGATTGTACTTGGATAGTTACAGAAGCACCGTTTGTTGAGCAAAATTCAAGATTAGAACCGTTAGCGCACGTTACAGCAGCCGGCAACTTTACTGTATATGTTGATGAACCATTTAGAACAATTGTTTTTCCTACATCTGCAGCGGTCAATGTTGTCGCCGCCGATAAGTTGTATATTGCCTGACTATTCCCCAGCGCCCGCTGCACAAACGCCGTCGTAGCCAACCGCGAGCTATTGTCAAACTGTGCCGCCGTTACGCCATTGATATCGCCGGTTACCGTGCCGCCAGCAACATTTACTTTCTTCGAATCCAATTCATTAATTGCCGACTGCACATCCGTGGCTGTAATATTTCCGACCGGTGTGTTCGGGATCATGCCGGCCACAAGCCCGGACACATAATCAAAAAACTGACCTAAGGCCGTTTTAAACGTTCCGGCAGTCGGATTGCCAACTAAATCGTCTTGTTTGGGCAATGTCGGATTTGCCATAATAATCACCCCTTAATTCCTTGTATTTGCGCGTCGATTACTCCCGCGACGGCAATATTATCTTTGTCATACAGCGTTATGAACGGACCGGAAACATCTTTATCGGCCAGCCTAAAGGTTAATGCGGTAGCTCCACCGCTATCCTGAATTGTAACATTGACGTTCCTAATAACACGGTATGTTTTCGTAATTGGCAGCCGCATACCGGCTGCCAGTATTGCGATGTCGTTTAAAATCTCGGATTCGTCTTCCACATCAACGACAGCCGCAAATCTCCTGACTATCCCCTGCGTAATACCGGCCCCGATTGTCAAGCGTACATCATGAATACTGTTTCCGTTGGTTTGCACCTTACCGCTATATGATACGTAGGGACCCTCCTGGTACATTAGTTTAGTATCATCCGGAAACATCAAATCATTGTCGCTGCCATATATCGGGTATGGATAGCGTTGACGATAAAAGATTTGGGAATTTCCATCCGTAGCCAGGTTGAATGTCAGCGTACCGTCACCGTCCGACAGGAATGCATCTTCATAGGTCATTGCCGCCCACCTTTCACTATAAAACGGCGCACTGTCGATCGGGTACATTGCCGCCTTTAAGTCAGCCGGATACATGGCCCCGCCGGTGTCATCGGCGACTAAGAAACCACCAATAACCGAACAATTCGTTTTGGTGCCGGGAAATCCACCGGCTTTAACATCCTGCTCAAAAATAACATTGTTCACAATTTCGTCGCCCAGACCGATGGTTACCGAGGCCACATTCTCACTTTCATTGCCGGAATTATCGACTGCTTTAACCATCACTGTAAAAACACCGCTGCGCAAAGCGTTGGTTTCAAACGGGGATGCCACGATCAGGCCGTCATGCAGAGCGATCGCATTATCCCAAAATGTAGAGCTGCCAATGTTATATTTAAAACGATAGCCGGCCAAATCTACCGGGGGATCGGGCAGCGTAAAAGTAAACCGCCGGAATCCATTGGCGGCTTTTTCTGCGAATAGGGTTTCTACGTCCGGCGGCGGAGCGTCTTTGCCGGTAATTAATACCGGCACCGAAATAATGCCGGAGGATACCAGGCCAACTTCATTGATCGTGCGAACCTTTACTAAATAGGAAACATGGGTCTTAACCCCAATGATCGAAGTACGTAAATTCTTTACCAAGGCAGCCCATAGTATCCACGTATTCCCATTATCAACGCTATACAGTACTTCATAGCCGGTAATTAATTTGTTACGCGGAATCATCCAGGATACATTCAGGTTGGAAACGGTCGTGCCGTCTTTTTGCCGGTACGTTTCTTCGGCGGCGCTTACACTGGTAACTTCCACCGGGGTCGGGTCCATTGCGCTGTAATTGATTGCCGGTATCGTTTCCGCCTCGTTGTAGATTTCTTCGATGTATTCAAGGCAGGAGATTTTTCGCCGCATATCCTGGTCCCGGCTGATATTGAGCACCCGGAAGGGCTTGACTACTTTGTTCGTTTCACCAAAGCTGTATAGGTCCCATTGCAGCGGCACTTTCGGCAAAGAACCGGTGAGAGTCAGCGTATCAGTGCTGGTTTCCTGCGTAACTCCCTGCACGCTGACCGTGACAATCCGTTGTGCGTCCTGGGCGGTTGTCGCCGCCGGGTCTGTAATCTGCACGGCTACCGCATAGGATTTGCCGGGCTCCAGCGTTACCTGGCGGTCAAGCTGCAGGGTCGTAGCCGTAGCTGCTGCCAAACGTCCGGAAAATCCCCACTGAGGCACATCGTGCGCCAGCAGCACCACATCATTGATCTGGCAGGCGATGGCATCAATATCCGCGCTGTGGTCCACCGTCCGCTGCAGATATTGGTTGAGCCGCAGCCGGTATTTGCCTTCCCGGTACGCCTGGGTCACCGTGGTGGCACCCTCCAGGGTGATCTGAGTAATGTTGGGCTCGGTTGTGCCGTCATAATCGTCGGCGTAAGCGGTGATAACATCCTTCTGGTAGTCTTTGTCCTTGTTAATGAAGGTGATTTCTATCGCGTTGGCCCGGTCTTTCAGTCCCATGAAAGTTTCCTGGAATTTATCGGTGATAATATTGCCGACCGTAAACAGTTGTACCGGTTGGCCGGGCGCATCGCAGACCGCGCCGTACCGGGTTCCCCGCATAATCACCTTACCCCGGCCAACCCCTTCCGGTTTCTGCAAGGCGGTCCAGAGGTCGGCCGCCGTATCGAAGATATAATTGAAGGTCAGGTTCCGATCCTCGCAAAATGCCGCCCAATGGACGAAATCCTGATGGACCGCCCGGGATGCCGGAGCGCCCTGGACAATCCATTCCAAATTGCCGGTATGGATGTTTTTGATTTGCCGGCAGCGGTGGATCATATCATAAGCCGCCCAGGCCGGATTAGTAGCCGGTTTTTGTTCGTATTGACAGCTGTCGGCATTCCATACCCAAACATTGTTCCGGGTCTGCAGCCAGGTTATGCTGGGCATGCCCCCGCTTAACTGATTGGTTGCCAGCGCCTTAATTCCGACAAGCACCTTGCCGGGACGGTCAAAATCGTCATATAGAATACTCGACAATTGCGTCCAGAAAACGCGGGTGGAATACCGGGTATCGGTACCGCTTTTAGCAATACACTGGATTCGCACCTCATATTGAGCAGCGGGAAGGTGGTCAACACGGTAGGTACGCTGGAAAGCGGTATTGGATGCTGCGGTAATTTGTAAGTTGGTATTAGTTCCGTCGGTGAAATTGCTCCAATTGGCATCACCAACCTTATGGTATTGCGCTTGTACGGTGACCGAAGCATTTTCAAGGCCCCCGTCATCTTTGATGTGATACAGCCCGCCCGGAAACTGCAGGGTGATTTCCAGGCCCTCTACGGCATTTCCCCCGGTTTGCTGGGTTGTCCAAGTGTTGTCGGTATTCAGCTCATAGGCTAAATCCTGATCAATATAGGTGTCGTTAAAATTGGCAATAGCCGTTTGGTCGTTCGTGCCCAGCCGGGTTTCGACGGTTACGTCTTTATAGTAGGAAACCGGATTATCATTAATCCGGATATCGCTGATTGCGTCAATCGGGCCTTCCCCACCACACAGCAGGATATTCATGTACTGTTTATCCCCATTGCTCGACACATGCTGGGCAATGACTTGTCCGGCCGTTCGCATAGTGCCGTAAGTAACGGCCAGGGCATTGCCCTGGCCGTTCAACGATTGCGTATTATTCCAATTGTACGATGGGTTCACTTTGACAGTGTCCGGTTTGGCTGGCGGGAACCAGTGATTGATGAGAGCGCCACCAATCATACTCGCACCCGCAGCGGTCACTCCAGACCAAAAAGCCTTTGCCGTCCACCCACCTGATGCTAAAAGGCCACCTGTAATACCTCCTAACAATAGTGTATCTATAACCTTTAGCCAGCTCGGTTTGCCGACAACCGGACAGACGGCAAGCCAGTCATCACTCTGGACGGTCTGTTCCTTTGCATCTTCGACAATTTCCCCGTTCCGGCTCACAACAAAGTTATCTAACCCCATAAGGTAGGGCTGAACATATTCATAAGCCGTTTTACCGGGAACATGTTCGCAGGTATGGATTTCTTTGTCGTTGTAGTTAAACGGATTTTTCAGTACAGTAATTGTGAGCATTTCAATTATTTCACTCCCTCCGATTCCAAGAAAGACCTTTAAAAAATACCGCTCACTGGCGGCATGGTTCTCTTGGCACGGTCAATCTTTCCTTATGCCGTCGCATAGGAAGCGTAATTATTGACCAATGTTGCGACGATGGCGCTGCCGCCGGAGCCATTATTATAAAACGCCTTAAACGGCAGCGTAATGAATATTCCTTTTTCACTTTCAATCCCCGGTGAAGTTTGCTGGAAAATCACTTCTTCCATAAAGAATTCCAGGCTGTGGGTACCGCTAACAAACTTGAACTTCAACGACGATGCCGTGTTATTGACTGCATTACTCAAAAGCACTGTATCTTCAAAAAACGCCTTGATATTACCGGATATTTGCAGAAGACCTTCCGGCAGACTGGTTCGGTAACCGCCGCTGCCAATGGTATAAGTATTTCCGTCCAGCCCAAAATCAGCGTTCAGGCTGGCTTCGGTTACGATGGCCAGCGGTGACCCGCCTTCTTCTATCGACCCTTGAAAGTTATTGAATTTTAGGACCGGGATATTACTCAGAGTTGACGCCAAAGGTGCGGCGTCAACCGTTCTTTTGGCGCCGAGAATATCAAAATTAGCGGTCAATTCATTATCGCCGCCGTAGGTGAAGGAAAATTTATTTATCTTACAACCGTTAAACATTTCATAGGCCGGAACATCCGGATATTGCTGTTCCAGCACCAATGACGGCTGACTTTCGGTTACTTTAAAAATATGGGTATAAGGATCACCGGAGCCGGTAGTCACCGGGTTGCCAAACATAGCCCGTAACCAGAAGCCGAAACCAATCTGGTCAATCGGCACCACAATGCTGCCGGATACGTCAGTATTGCCGGTTGCCGGCTGAACTTGGTCCCGGCGGCTGCGAATGGTGGCTGAATCAATCAGGGTTTGCTTAATTGCCAGTTTGGACTGATTCATCGGCATGTTATAGCCTGCGGGCGACGCCGGCGGCTGACCATAGTCGGCCTCATAGGCCAGTGCCAAATGAGACTTATATCCTCTTGCTCTTGACATGGAAATTCCCCCTTAGAAATTAATGTTATAACCATTGATCGACGTAATTTTGATGATAATGTCCATCCGTCCGGGAAACCGTGGAAAATAGGCAACCGGCTCGATGTTGTAATTTACCACGCTAATGGGGTTATCCGGACTTAGTTGGGCCAGTTCCTGGTAGATCAACTGGCCAAGAGTATCACATTCCGCGACGCCGCGAAACTCTGTTACATTATTGGTTACGGTGGCCGCTGCCTGAAGGATTGTCCAGCCAACCGTGAGGTTATAGGTATACTCTTGCAACTCCAGCCCTTCCGATTTACTACCCGGATAAAGGATAATCAGCGGGCAATCATTTTCCGTTGGCGGGTTTTTCCCGTTAATGCCGACAAAAATACTGGGCGCCTTGTTATATTGCGATGAGCAGAAATTTTGTATAGGCTGGCTGGCTTGTAAGGCATCCCGCCATTTACTAATGATGTCGCTCAATTTCAGTGTTGAAATCATATAGTCATTTCCCCTTTTCAATGGTGGTAGGCCGCCTTTTCTCAGTGACTGGCGGCATACTCTCCCATTTTACAGATTGCGCAGGTGCCGGTGGTGCCGGAAACAATCCACCAGGCACATGCATCTTTTATACATTCACTAAATGGAATTGTACTATTATTAGGGTTCATACCAAAAATTGGACAATACATCTTTTCTCCTCCTTTAAATTAAAATAGCCGCTTACTGGCGGCAGGGTTCTCTCGGCATGGTATTATGCCGCCCTTATATCAAAGGTTTTTTCAGTACAGTGATTATGAGCATTTTATCCCTCCGGCACATAAAATCCTTCAATCCGTTTGGCCCAGGTGGGATTGTCGATCCGGTCGATGTTAACGCCAATCTCCTTACGTGTGTGCACAAACCGTCCCTGGCCAATGTATACTCCTGTATGATTACAGTAAACGGTAAAGCGGATCACAACAAGCGCCGGAACGAGGATTTCTCCTTCGCACCTGCGCCAGAACGGCCTTTGTCTATTCATTTCACGATGAATCAGACTGGCCTCTTCACAGGATATTTGATAATCCGGCAGTTCAATCCCATACCGCCGGAAGACTTCCGTAGACAGTCCCCAGCAATCAAGCCCCTTGGCTGGGTCCCGCCCACCGTCGAGAAATGGCAGACCAATTAAATCATCCAATTTTCTATTCATACTACCCTCCAATAAAGAAAGACTGCTGTGCGGTCTTTCGGCTCGTGGCGCAGAGCGCAGGGCGCGGGAAAACTACTTACAATCCCTGAATATCCTTGCTCTGTAAGAACTTGTAGTTTTACAGCTTATGCATAAAGCCCGCCCTCGGGAATACTTGGCTCTCCTCCATACCTTACCGAGTTGCCCCGCTCACGGCAGGACTGCAATGTACCGTCACATGGCGGCAATGATCCGGCATACCCGCACTCAATTCCTTTATACTGATCCCGCCAGGCGCAAAAATTCTTGAGCACCCGCCGAAAGGGAAACCGCAGTTGTACAGACAGATCACAGCCTAGATCAAATGTTACCCAGTGGCTGTCACAGGTAGTCGATTGCACCGTAAAGATTTCTTCCACCTCGGGTAAAAGATTATCAAGATGCTGCGAATGGACTACCCTGAGCGTTACTGTTGCGCCGGTCAGCCCATTGTTTGCTTCCACATAGGCCTGGACAATCTGCGTGATATTTGAAACCCGTACTGGTACAGACGGCTGAGTCTCTTCACTATCTTCCTTGATTTCGCCGACGGTAAAGTTAAACGCGCTCCAGGTATGGCCGTTCCATACGATGTCTTCACTATTGCGAACCAGCCGCAAAGACTCCTCCGAATCCGGGAGAGCGACTTCCAGCAGCAATAGCCACACGCCGTCACTGGTTATTTTGTTTTTTTCAAGTACACCGGCCACTGACAGATTTAACATGTTACACCTCCTGAATGGTCAATGTGCCGGAATAGTATCCCGGCGCCGCCAGATCGAAACTAATGTCGCCGCCCACAAAACGGACGGAGAAGAGTTTTCCGGAATACGGATCGTTGGAAACAGCCGGATAATACCAATCAAAAGCCAGACTGCCGCCGTAAACCGTATTCCGATAAAAATCGCGCAAAACAGCATACTCGCCGGCCGGTAACGCCGTCCATTTCAGAACAAAGGTCTGCGGCATCCGGGTAAACTTGGCCCGGGAAAGAACCAGTCCGTTTTCCATTTCGGACTGTAAAGAGGGATCTTTGATTTTGGTTGTAAACGGATAGACCGGTTGCTGAATATTAGGAAATTGTGCCATAATTTTCCTCCTTGTGTTAAATATTTTTTTATTCCATAATCTCCGATTGTATTTCGAAGATATATGACTACCTTAGTAGAAGATTACCGAGTGCAAAACCAAGAAGCAAATATTGGTATGTGTCGTACACCGCCTGTTGACCTGTCTTCAAAAAATGGAGAGCCGGACTGACTATGGTCCCAGAGTTGCCCCAAAAGAGGCTACTTAACAGCAGTGGCAGCATCCGCGAGAGATGCTGCCACTGTATTAGCCTTTTCTATTGTCGCCTCTTAAAAGGTTTAGTTGCGTCATTGGCGTTTACAAGGAATACTTGGGTAACTGTTTGAGAACAGTGGGACAGGTTCCTTGTCTCCTATACTCTCTATCACCTCAATGCTACCCTTCTGAACAATGAACCTGTCCCCATCCCCCCCATTTTAGTTCTGCGGTCAGTTTCTGTGTCCTATGTTTTGCGGGGCTAGAAGGCATCGGCATTTTTTCGTTGATGTGACCATCTTCCGCTGTTTTGCAGCGGGGGCACCGAAGTCATCCTTCAACATCTCAATTTTTCGATTTTGCTTTTGACTTTATGTTTCTAATATACTTCAGGCCCAGTAATATGGACAAAATGCCCAAAGAACACGAAATAGCACCTGCAACAAAAACTCCAGTACGATTTCCCACCTCATTACTACTTTCCCAAACTAGAATTACGCCTATTGAAGCAATACAAATTAGAGCTACTCCTATCAGAATATAAATCACGCCAACTATTCTTGCCCCTATTTTATATAGCTTTCCGAGTAAACTTGTTTTCGACGGAATAGCAACATACGGGGGGATATTACCGCCGATATAATAGCCGGGGTTGTATTGATTATCCTGCCACTCCTTCAGCTTTTTAGTTGGATTTTCGTTTTTTTCATGCTTATGGCCCAACCTTCTCCCCCCCTTTCTCTAGCACACTCCCGTAGATATTGCTTTATGTCAGGACTTATAGAGAATGTCTTACCTAGAAAAGATCTCTTCCAATTTCCTGGCTAAGGATTGGTATGGACCATCATTACCTATTATAATAGGCGAGATTGGTCTCTCTTTGAAGTCAGATCCACCCCAAAATCCGGATTTCCCTACTTCATACTTATCACCGCTATATACTTTCGGTATAACAATGATCTGCCCGTTGTCGTTTATGGAAATATATGCCGTGAATGAGTCCTGGGCATGCCGAGCGTCGAGAGTTAAACGAAACGCCATATTTGTCAACGTATCTTCACTACCAATTATCGTTTTACCAGCATTTTCTTGGAAAAATCTATTATTTAAACCAACCTGTATAATAATTCTTGTATCACCATTATTTTCCTGCCTGATTACTCGAATAGGTGTTTTATTCAATGATTTTAAAAAAGAATCACCCGTTCCTATGAACAATGACGCCCAACTAAGCGCTGCCACACCTTGCCGATCAGGCTGGTATGAATAAACAAATTTATCTCCCGCTTCTACAATTGGTTTGACATTTACGTTAGGGGCCGCGATACCATCAGGATGTGGTATTCCTGCCGCATTAACCCTCCACAATACTCCATTGGGATTGTATTTCAGCCGATACCCGTTTGCTATATCTTCATTACTTAGTTTAGCATTTACAAAAGCGGTATTAGTAGGGGATACACAAAAGTCTGTCTGTATTTTCTTATACGCTTGGGATAAATCGGAATAATCAATTATATCGCTTTTAGCTTTAGTCACATTAACTACTGGTGACGGATTCGGTATTGCACCGGCGAGTGAATTATTGAGATCTACCGTCAGCATGTCTGTTTTCGTTTTCGCTATTTCTGCTTCTTTTGTTGTTGCTGCTTGCTGGGTTGATACATCCACCCGTGGCAACAAAGCTACATACCAATCACCCCCGCCAAATCTTGCATAGGCGATCCCGTCAGTATCACGAACTATTATTGAATTACCATACTTCCTATATAACCAATCCCCTTTGGTCACAAGAGACGTATAATAATCTTTCCCGTAAAATCTGACATAGCCAGTTCCGGCATCATTAAAAACTACTGCCGAATCCCCATACATTCGATATAAGAAGTTGCCCACCATAGCAGAGGGGTCATAATTGCTGGTTTCACCTGATATTTGATCATACCCTATATCATTTTGGGGCGCACCCACATCGGCCATAAAACATCACATCCCCACTATACTTTGCTAGTTTATTTGTCTGCCCTTAATTCGATTAAGTCCAAGTGACCACGGAAACAAAAAAGCCATCAGTATTTTCATCTGATGGTCTGTATCAACTTTCCAATTTCCTCCCCTTGTTCCTTATCCGTACATTAAGCGGCAAAAAAGGTTAGGTCCGGTTTTAAAAAATGTCTAAAGATCTGAAACAAGACAGATTTCTTGGTAAGCTGTGTGATGAAAGTGGCAGCATCTGCGAAAGATGCTGCCACCATGTTGGTCATTTGTGTTATTCCCCCAGAGGACAACAGTTGCATCAGATGCGTCCCTGACGCTCGGTACTGACGCTTCGCTAGGATCAGAGGGAGCGACTGACTGCAGAATCCAAATTCTGCAGTCAGTCGCTGTGTCCTGTGTTTTTCGGAAAACTAGAGTTGCAAGGGGTTCTGCGATGTAACCATCAGCTTCCGTCATTTTGCAATAAGTTTAGCTAGAGTTTTGCAGTAAATTATTCCATTTTATTCCAAAGCCCCTTGAATGGGAAATCGGGGTAGACCAGCCTCCAAATTTGTGAACAGTTGTCACATTCAAACCATTTCTCTTGGAAGGTAGCATAATACTCTTGGACAGGTACTTCTTTCATATCGCCAGTTCGCACTATGCCTTCAAGATACTTCTGGAAACGCTCAAATTCATAAATTGAATAAAAACCATTGATTTCTTCAAATTGACTGCATATGCATTCTACCTTATCAGCCAT